AAACCTCTAATATAAAATTGGTCTTTTTTAGTATATTTAGAAACTAACTCACCATTTGAATTTTCTATTAATTGATTACTAAAAGTTGATAAATTAAAATCTTCTTTATTAAATTCTTCAAAGAACTCTTCACCTAATTTTTGTTTTTGTCTATCGTCTCTAACATTAAAAAGTTTTTTCTCTCCATCTAAAAATTCTAACTCTTTAGCATTAAGTTCATCTATTAATTCTAATCTTACAGTTTCATTTCTTCTTCTGCCTTTTTCACCAGCAAAATAACCAGTACCTAATTTTAGGTCACCCATCCCATTAAGAACTTGTCTAGCATAGTCAAATCCATCTTGGTCATTAATTACATCTAAATATTTCTTAAAACCACCTAGGAATAAATCATTAGCTCTTTCACCACTTGTTCCAGTGTCCATAAAAGATTTTGTTTCATCTTTAATTTTACTAAACAAAGTATCGTTATCTAATCCATCTGATTGAGCTTCAATAAACATTCCAGCATAATTTTTAATAGCATTGTTTTGTGTATTCTTTTTAATAAAAGCCATCCTACTAGCCATAAACTGTTGCTCTCTTTCATTTCTAAAAGTAGAAGTATTATTAAAAAATGCTTTAGCTTGAGCTACTTGGTCATACTTACCGATATTTTCTCTTTCAAAAAAAGATTTTAATTGAGCTTCATATGTTTCATTCCAAGCATCTGGTGTTAAATTTTCTTCAAGTCTGTTTTCTGAAGCAAACAAATCAAATTCATTTTTAAATTTTCTAGCTTTATTTGTTAAATCTAACTCCATCATTTTATTAAAGTAATGTGGGTTAGCTCCTTCTGGTATTTTTCCAGACTTAACTAAATCCTTGAAAGCATTTTTGTTAGAATTGTAATCAGCTATTGCTTTATTCTTCTCTTTTTCTGATGCTTTAATTTCTTCAGTGATAGCGTAGTTAGTTAAAGAAGGTACTAATCCAGCTAATGATTTAGATAATTGTTGTAAACCAGCACTAACTGGCTTTGCCTCTGGCTTATAGAACATGTTGTAATCAACAGTTTCTATAGTCATTTCTGGCATTTGATTAAATTCTGCGCTTGGGTCTCTTTTAGCCATTAATCCTCCCATCCATCGTATGAGAGACTTTCAGAACTACCATAATCGTATGGGTCTACATCAGTTTCATATCTGTTTCTTTTAGATTTATAATCGTAGTAAGTTGAAGCAAAAGTTAATCCAGAATTTAAAGCATTGTAACCTTGGTTTACTTGAGGCACATAAGTGCTTTGACCTTGATACTGGTTATCTATTGCAGGTAATGTTCCATATAAATAATTAAATTTACTTCTTTCGATATTTCCTAAAACTCTATTCTTGTAATCACCTTCAGTGCTATAATAATTTGCTAATAAGAACTCATAAGAATTACCAGTAATATTTTCTCTATTAGTTTTAAAAATAGACCTTTTCTTTCTGCTTGTCTTTTCGGCATCACCAATTCTAGTTAATCTTGCTTTTGTTTTTTCTATTAACTGTCTTTGTGAAGTTGTAATTTTAGCGTCTCTGTTTCTTAAAGCTAATTCATTTTGTCTTTGTGCTTGTTGTTGTGCTGACTTCTGTTGAGCATTAGCAACTTGATATTGCAATACAGCAGACGCACCAGCGACTATATATGGGTTACACATTATATTTTAATAAATTCATAAAATTTTCTATTTTCAATTCCATAATCAACTTCTTTTAAAATGGTAAATCCCATCCATTTAAGCCAAGTGATATGAAGTTTATTTCTTTTATCTACATAGTTATGTAGAACTTGATGTTTTCCTTTAAGTACATCACAAACTTTTTTTGAATGTCTTAAAAAAGACAAGCTTATTTTTTTTAAATCTTTTGTTCCTACCATCCAAATAAAACCAATTATTCCAGTAGGTACAACACCAAGCATAGCAACTGGTTTACTATTCTCATCACATATAACTAAAGGTACTGAACTTATTTTAAGTCCAATTAATAATGATAATAATGTTGGTAAACCTGTAACTGCTTTTATTTCTCTAATATCTTCTTCTCTTAAATTTTTAGATAAATAAATACAATCTTCTTCTGTAGCTACTCTTAAGTGTGGTTTAAGAATTTGATGCCTGGGAGACATAATATCCTTCCCACTCTGCATTAACAAAGTTACATGGTAGATGACTATTATTAGTAAGACTAATAGTTAAGTTTTCATTTCTACTTTGAACTGCAAAAGTAAAATCTCCATCTTCTAAATTAACTGAACCAGCTAAACCTGTACCTACAATGGTACCTGTGAATGTAGCAACTGAAGCGTCTCTACCAACTGGTGTTACTGAAGATTGAAAAAATCCTGTATCATTAAATGAAACTGTCCAATTTCTTATTTGTAATCTACCTTCTCTAATTCTTGTTCTTGAGCCTTGAGTGTTAGTTCCAAGTGCCAGGTATTGTTGAGAGAATGTATAATCAAACTGGTATTGCTCACCAATAAAGTAATTAAAGGCAGTTATATCACCATTTACAGTAATAGTTGTTCCTGTCTGTGAAGCTAAAGATATATCTCTTCCAGCTTTATTTGAGGCTCCACTTTTACCTACTAATTTCATAGTAGCATCAATTGTGTAAGGTAAAGTTATTGTAGTTAAATTTGTTCCTGCATCATAACTTTCAGTAATATCTGCATTACTTAATTTTCTATCTAAATGAGTTAGATAAGTTTCTCCAACATCAACTGAAGCTGGAGCGCAATCAACAGTTTCAATATAAACTCCATCAGACCTCTCTATAACTAAATATAAAGTTGTTCCTATAAAGTCTGCGTTTAAAATTTTAGTGTTATTATCATCACCAATTGTCCATTTATGCCAAGCACTTTGTAATCTTTTACTATTAGAAAAGAACCATTGATAAATATATAAACTATTAAGTTGTCCTGTCTTGCTACTTAAACAAACTAAAATGTTTTCATTAGATGCAATAGCAAATTTAAAAACATCTGAAGGAACATATTTAGGAATGTTAGCTGTTATATCTTCACCTTGATTTGTTTCTCCATCACTTTCAACATACATTTCTCTTACACCTGTGAACTGCCCCTTGTTAAAAGCAAAGAATACATTGTTACCAGAACCAACTGGTGACACTGTATCTAATGTTTCATATTCAGTAGTGACATTAACTGAAACACTTCCTGGAGATAAACTTGCACCACCAGTTAAAATAAATTGTGTTTGGTCACTAAATAATAAAAGCTTTTCATCAAATGCAACTGCATGTTTTAAAATTGAAACTTTAGTGTGAGATACATTTACATCAATAGGGTCTGTGTCTAAAGCATCTGTAACTGTTTCATTAAAAAATTCAAAGTTTTCTCCAGACCTAGACAAGATAACATTTTCATCTGCAAGAAAACCTAATCTATTTCTATGAAAATAAATGTCATTAATTTTTGTATCTACAAAACTTGGTGTTGGTGAGCTATCTAAATCACCTGCTATTCTTTCACCCCATGAAGGTACATCATAGCTTGTTGAACTAACTGTATAACTAGAACCATCAACTTGTGTAAATCTAAAATTACCATCAGCAGTTCTTATTAAAACATGAGGCATTGTATCTGGGTCAATTTTAATCTCAACTCCAGGAGCTACTGTTTCTTCCCAAACATTAGTGCTTGTTTTAAAAACTACATAATAATTATCAAAACTATTTGAAGCATCACCTTGAACTTCAACAACCATATCATTAATTGCTTGTGCAGGTAAATCTGTAAAATTCTGTACTGTGTCTTTAATTACTTGTGAAGCTTGGTTACCATAACCATCTGAAGCTGATACTGATAAAGTACCAGATGATTTTATAAGTGAAAAACTACTATCGCCAATATCAGCTAAAGTTACACCAGGTGCACTTACTGCACCTTTAACTCCATTTCTAATATCTTTAGTATTTGAATTTGATGAAGTAAATGAATAGGTAGTTCCATCAACTGTTATTGAATAAGGTGTGTTATTTATACCTTGATTTACTGTGTAAACTGCTTGCTCTATTTTAGCTGGACTTGTTGTTGAGCTGTCCATAGCTACTGTCTTACTTGTATTTAATATGTATGTGTAATCATTAACTGTAAGTGCTTTGAACTCACCTCTAGGATTACTAGAAGTTAAATAGTTTGAAGCATTAGTTTGCATCACAACATTTTTAGAAGTTCCAGAAACAGTATAAACAGTAATAACCCCATTACTAATAACCACAATGTATCGTTCATTAGCGTCTCTATTAATTGTATGAATAAAAGCGTTTGTTAAAGTTGAACTAGAAATCTTTGAAACATGTGCTGTAGGAGGTCTTTTTTTTAGACCTTCAACTACACCAGAAAAACCATTAACTTGTTCTGTTGCTTGATTTTCTAATCTTAAAATTTCTGGTTGTTGAGACACTCCCCCAATCAAATTAGGGATACTTCTAGTTATTAAAGGCATTAATCTATTAGTTTGTAAGACCTGCTTCTTGCAACTGTTGTGTACTGGTCATAACTATTAAATATATTATGGTCTGCTACAGATGCTTCTGCTTGTTTTAATATTGATAAAGCAACTAATTCATCTTGCTGACTAAATCTGTGTAGAGCATTTGCTCCTAAAGTTCTGTCGTGAAATATTCTTGATGCTCTTATTGTTACATATCTTCTTGCTTGTTCAGGAATATTTTCAAAATCTAATAAAGATACAATAGTTACATTGTTAAAGTTTTTATCAAATACATAACTTTCTTTTGCTAAATTAAATAAAAAGTTTCCTCTTATAACTGGGTCATAAGAACTTTTACTTTCTAATAAAGGATTAAATTCTATTAACATGACATCACTAGCTACAACTATTTTGTTGTCTGTGTTTCTACTTAATGTTGCTTTGTATGAAGTATTAAATTTCCAACCACTTGATTGTACTTCTCTATTTACTTCATCTAAAATATTTTTAGCCATACTTGCATCTGTAGGTAATGAACCAGACAATGTATTTACTGGAGCTTCTCCTATAGTTGAAAGCATAGTATTAACTGCTTCTAACTGCGTAGTTCTTGTTGTGATTGTTGCCATAAATTTTTTATAAACACAGGCGCAGATTGTCTGTGTTAATCTCTGCGCCTATGTATTTGTTAAAGTGATTATGCTGTTTT